GTCTTGGCAGACAATCTTGGACAATATACCTTTTCAGCATCGATCACTAACGCCGATATACTCGAAGCTAATGTCATCCCATCCGGAGTTGCTACCCTTTCTAGCGCATCAACTTATGTTGGAAACGCAGCTGTTCAGTCAGCCGTCTATACAGTTTCAGTCGAAGTTTTCCAAGCAAGACTTGCCGGCGGAGGACAAATCGAAGGCGTAGATTTTACATCAACACCATTCAGAATGGGTCGATCTTTATTCAATAAGTGTGTCGGATTACTTGGCTCATATATGGATACTGACAGTTTGGCTCAATAATGCCAAGCACAATTCTTTCAAGTATTCGCACACCTTTAGCAACTGCTCTTGCTGGTGTTGCTGGAAATGTTTATTCATTTGTACCAGAATCAGTTATTCCACCGGCTGTCGTTGTAGTTCCAGATAGTCCTTATTTAGAATTAGAAACAATTAATAAATCGACCATTCATGCCAAAATCAATTTTACAATCACAGTTGCAGTTGCATATAACAGCAACCCAGCATCACTCGATAACATCGAGCAATTAATAATGAGCGTTCTCGCAGTTATTCCGGTTGGATATATTGTGAGTTCGGTTGAAAGACCGACAGTCAGTCAGGTTGGGGCTAGCACTCTGCTGATTTCTGACATTCGAGTATCTACCTATTACACACAAACAGCATAAGGAGAAACATGGCAACCACAGTAATAACCGGTCGTGATGTTGGTTTATCTTTCACAGGTGGAACAGATATTCAGGCACAAGCCACCAACGCAGTATTGACCAAAGTAAATGACCGACAGGTCTATCAAACAATGGATGGTGAGGCATACAAGACTGTTAATGTATCCGGCACTTTCCAATTAGATATGTTGGCTGATTGGGGTAAGGCAAACTCGGTTTGCGAAGCTCTATGGACAGCAGCAGAAACTGCACCAGATACAGACATCAGCATGACATTGACAGCAGCATCAGGAGCACAATTTGTGTTTCCAGTAAAACCAGAGTTTCCAACAGCTGGCGGATCTGGTGTTGATGCTCAAACTGTTTCCTTTACTTTCACAGTATCAAAGGGCGCAGTAGTAGAAACATTTAGTTAAAATCTAACAACGGGAGCAAAATGAAACTACCAATTACAATTGAATATAACTCAGGCGAGCAAGCTACTTATGTAGCCCAACCGCCTGAGTGGGCAAAATGGGAAAAGCAGACAGGACACACCATTGGTCAAGCAGCTGAAAAGTTGGGTGTTTGGGATCTTATGTTTTTGGCTTATCATGCACATAAGCGGGAACTTGGTGGATCTAAACCAATCAAACCAATGGATATTTGGATGGAAACTGTCGCTGATGTAATAGTCGGTGATGCTGACCCAAAAGTTATCCAGCAGGAAGCCTAAACAGATTATTGGTTGAGTTGGCAATAGCCACGCAAATACCAATGAGTGAATGGGTTGAAGCAGAGGACATTTTAACGGCAATCGAGATATTGGAGAGAAGGAATGGCAACTAGTACCGAACCTCTAATAGTCTATGACAAAAGAGAACTTGCTTCATTTGCTAAAGTAATTCGAAACATGAGTGCAATTGCTGTTGAGGAAACCAAGCGCAGGGTTGGCGAATTAGCGCAAAAAGAATTAAGTGAAATCCGTAGAATTGCAGCATCTAGAGGCAAGGTTGCTGATCGTGTTGCTCAAGGTGGTAAAGTAAAAAAATCATCATTGCTTGGTGAGGTTTCTTTTGGTTTTGCTTCTCAAAAATTTTCAGGTGGTGCAACAACTCAATTTAATACTCGCAATGACACAAAAGGCAATCGTCTAGGTATTGGTGCAGCTCATGAATTTGGATCTAAAAATTATCCACAATTTCCAAGATGGTCAGGGCCGATGCCTAAAGGCCCGGGTTCAAGAGGCTGGTTTATTTATCCAACAATTAGGCATTTGCAACCAACTATAATTAAAGAGTTTGAGGAAATCATCATGGATATAAAGAAAGAGTTTGCTGATGGCAAGTAATAGTAGAACCTTAACTTTAGCTCTTGCAGCTGACATTGATGGTCTTAAAAAAGGCTTAGATGATGCAAATAAAGTAGTTAATAAATCAGCAGATCAAATTGCTGACTTTGGCAAGAAAGCAGCATTGGCCTTTGCAGCTGTTAGTGCAGCCGTTGGTGCATTTGCAATTTCAGCTGTAAAAGCAGCAGCTGATGATGAAAAAGCCCGTAAATCATTAGAGCAAACTATTCGATCAAGCACAAAGGCAACTGAGGATCAAATTGCTGCCATAGATACATATATTACAAAACAATCTATTGCTACCGCAACAACTGATGATGTTTTAAGACCCGCCTTTGCTAGATTAATTAGATCAACCAATGATGTTGCCAAAGCCCAAGAATTGCTTTCTTTATCTCAAGAAATTGCCACAGCCACAGGTAAACCACTTGAAGTTATTACAAATGCTTTAGGCAAAAGTTTTGATGGACAAAATGCTGCTTTAGGTAAATTAGGGCTAGGTATAGATGCTACTACCTTAAAAACCAAATCTCATGAGGAAATCATGCAGATTCTTAAAGGAACTTACAAAGGATTTATTGATAACGAAGCGACCAATGCCGAATTTAAAATGCGTCAATTGGAAATTGCTTTTAGTGAAACCAAAGAACAAATTGGAAACGCTTTATTGCCAATTATGAAACAATTTGCAGATTATTTGCTTGCAGTAGTTGTTCCAAATGTTCAGGCATTGGCTGCTGGATTAACTGGCAACGATAGTGTTAGTGCTGGCATTACAGATGCTACTCAAGGAGCTTATGAATTTGGGCAACAGTTAAAAACGACAATTGGTTTTTTAATAAGCATTAAAGAGGAGTTATTAATATTGGCTGGCATTTTAGCAACTGTTTTTGTTGTTAATAAAATTGCTGCTTTTGTTGCTGCCATCGGAACTATCGTTGCAGCTATGAATACTTTAAGAAATGCTGCTGCTGCTGCCGGAGTTGCTACCGCTTTTGCAACTGGTGGTGCATCTGTTGGAACCGCTGCTGCTGCTTTGGCTGCTGGTGCTGCAACTTACGGCTTAACTCAAATTGCTCCAAGTGGTAATGTGCCAACCCCTAAACCATTTACAGGAACTCCATTTGGTCAAGCTGGTGGCAATACTACAAACATTTATGTTTCATCAATTGATTCTGAAGGTTCAGCAAGGGCTGTTGCTAAAGTATTGAATCAAAGTGCATCACGCTCAGTTCCACAGCTGTATAACTCAGGCATCAGGGGCGATTAATGAGCGTATTTAATCCTGAATATAAATTAACAATTAATGGGGTTGAATACACAGATGTAGCAATACAGGACATAACCCATCAAGCAGGTCGAGATGATATTTATGCTCAACCACTTCCTTCATATTTGCAGATCTCATTGGTTGCCTTGAATGATGAAAACTATAATTTACAAATAAATGATGGAATTGCTTTACAGGTTAAGGACAGCACAAACACCTTTAGGACTTTATTTGGTGGCAATATCACAGACATTACGACTGAGGTTGCTACTGCTTCATCTATTGCCAAAACTTATTCATACACAATCCTTGCCTTAGGTTCATTGGCTAAATTGCCAAAGATTATTACAGATGGGGTTTTATCAGAGGATCAAGACGGCGATCAAATTTATGCATTACTTGCAGATTTATTTTTGAACAATTGGAATGAAGTTCCAGCAGCTGAAACATGGTCAGGATATGATGCAACAACAACATGGGCAAATGCTGAAAATGTTGGTCTTGGTGAAATAGATCAGCCTGGTCAATACACAATGATCAATCGGGGATCTAGTCCAGACACTATTTATAACATTGCTTCCCTTATTGCCAATTCAGCCTTTGGTGTTTTATATGAGGATTCAGAGGGTCGTATTGGATATGCTGATCAAAACCACAGGCAGACTTATTTAGCCAATAACGGCTATACAGACATCTCAGCAAATACAGCTATTGGTGCAGGTCTTAAAACTTTGGCTCGATCTGCTGATGTTCGCAATGATATTTATATCAATTATGGCAATAATTTTGGATCTCAAGAAACTGCTACTGACGCAACCAGTATTGCTACCTTTGGCTATAAAGGCGAAACCATCAACACAACTCTTAAAAATGCCGTCGATGCTCAAGCTCAGGCTGATCGATATATTGCCCTCAGATCATTTCCAAGAGCTTTACTTGACAGCATCACTTTTCCAATAACCAATTCAGAAATTGATGATACTGACCGAGATGCCTTGCTTGGGATCTTTATTGGTCAGCCACTACGAATAACAGACTTGCCGGTTCAAATAGCCCCAACAGGACAGTTTGAGGGTTATGTGGAAGGTTGGCGTTGGAGTACTAGATTCAACGAATTGTTTTTGACCATAAATCTGAGTCCAATTGAATTCTCTCAAGTAGCACTTCAGTGGGAGCAAGTATCAGCCTCAGAGGCATGGAACACTTTATCCGCTATACTAACATGGGAAAACGCGATAGGAGCAGTAGCCTAATATGGCAAACACAACGAATTTTAATTGGGAAACACCAGACGACACAGATCTGGTTAAGGATGGCGCAGCTGCTATCCGCACACTTGGTTCAGCCATTGATACATCTTTGGTTGATCTTAAAGGTGGAACAACTGGTCAAGTATTAAGCAAAGCAACCAATACAGATATGGATTTTACATGGGTTGCACAAGATGATAGCAATGCAATTCAAAATGCAATTGTTGATGCTAAAGGAGATTTAATTTCTGCAACCGCAGCCGATACTCCAGCAAGACTTGCGGTGGGCGCAAATGGAACTGTTTTAACTGCCGATAGCGCAGAAGCAACAGGTCTTAAATGGGCTGCACCTGCTGGTGGTTCAACTTTTGTTGGTTGTTCACTAACAAAGAGTACTGGTCAAAATATAAGCAACAACACCTTAACTTATTTTACCTACAATACTGAAAATATAGATACAGATGGATTCCATGATAATTCAACAAATAACACACGAATTACAATTCCGACTGGTAAAGCTGGTAAATATTTATTAACTGCTTTTGTTGTTTGGCCATCTAATGCAACTGGTTATCGATCAATGCGATTTACTAAAAATGGTTCAACAGCACTTCAAGAAGCAAGCATTGGCACAGTAGCACAAGAACAATTGCAATCAATTAATAATGTTTTTGCACTTGCTGAAGGAGATTATGTGGAAGTTGGTCTTTATCAAAATAGTGGTTCTACATTGAACCCGGGTGCAACTATCAATGTTGGATTCTCAGCAGTCTACTTAGGAGCATAATAATGGAACTATGGGAAAAAATTGTTGAAACTTATCCTGAAATACAACCATCAGATGATTTTAGAAAATTAGGAATTTTGCTATCCGATGATGGAGATGGTATTGCTTACATTGCTGAATGGAATTATGGGCAACCAATTCCTGAAGGACTTTCATTAGGCAAACCATCCGCTTAATGTAATGAAACCATTTTTATCTAAAGCTGCCGTTCAACTCCGGGAACAGATTGATGATTCATTCCCGGATCGCAGCCGTAAAAATGATGGATGGTTGGGTGATGCTCGTCATTCCACAAAAAAATCTGACCACAATCCAGACTTTAATGGGTGTGTCAGAGCCATTGATATTGATGCTGGCTTGGGTAAGCAAGAAGGAATTTCTGCTTATCTCGCTGACCAAATCAGAGAGTGTGGAAAATCAGATAAACGCATATCTTATGTAATTCATAACCATCATATTGCTAGCAAATTGTTAAATTGGAAATGGCGTCGATACAAAGGCATCAATCCTCACACCAAGCATATTCATATCAGCTTTAATAAATCAGGCGATAAAGATGGATCATTTTTTAACATCCCACTACTAGGAGGCAATTCATGAAACTAAGCAAAAAACACAAAGCAGCAATTAAGTCATATTTGAGAGCTGTTGCAGCTTCGGGCATTACTGTCGGTCTTGCTATTGCTGGAGATGTTAAACCTGAATATGCTGTGCTATTGGGTGCTTTAGTTGCACCAATCATCAAATGGTTAGATCCAAAAGAGGGAGCGTATGGCATTGGGTATTCTGAAAAATGACACCGACAGAATGGGCTGGCTTCGCCGCTGGCATAACCGCCGTATTAGTCGGTTTCTTTACGGGTCTGCGTTATCTTATTAAAGGATGGCTTTGGACTTTAACGCCTAATGGAGGTTCATCACTAGCTGATCGCTTGGCAAGAATTGAAACACGCCAAGAGGAAATGCTAAGAATTATCAGTCGTAAGAAGTAGCCTTTACTCATGGCGAACACACGAAAACCTATCAAACGCAAAAAGATTAATCGTCGAGTCGTTCGCCAAACTCCTGAGCCATTAACAAAGATTGATCAACATTACATGGCTTTGCATGAATGCTATAAAGCAGCTAGAAAAGCAGGATTCACACCTGAGCACGCATTTTGGCTGATGACTGAACATAAGACTTTCCCTGATTGGATTGTAGGCG